CATAGCCTGCGCTTCCGCAAACTTCAATTTACCCAAATCGCGATCCTGAACCAACCGATCAGTCTCAACTTTCAACTTACGCACAATATCCGGCAACGTCAACTCCAGTTGCCGGATATTCAACCTTGACAACTCTGCGGACAACCCATTCAACCTGATCCTGCTTCGGGATTCTTCTCTTGCAACAGCCATAGAATCAATTTCCGCAAGAATTTTCGTACCCGTCGAGACAGCATTTGCACGCTCCTGCATAGTTAACGACGTCTTAGCCTTAACGGCTTCCAACTCAGCCGCCTTAAACGGGTCCAACCAACCAAGTTCAGACCGCTTAAGCGCTGACTCAGCATCCATAACACCAGCCTGCGCATTAGCGACCTTGGTCGAATTCTCAACCTCACGCCTGCGCAACATTACCTCAGCGAACTGAGCCGCCGAAGACGACACACCAGAAAAATCCGCACCGCGACCTGCTGCACCCGACGGAGTAGACGCACCGGGACCGCCACGAGTCGCCGACAAAATCGGGTTCAACCCAGCCGCGGTTAAATCCGCTACCTCACGCTGATGAGCGGTATTAGACATCCGCTCCTCCCACTCGCGTTGCCGCGAGGCCTGCTTGGCGGACGACTTACCGCCAAGGATACCGCTTACAATATTGGTGGCACCACCAACAAGCGCAGCACCAGTCAACGGATCCATCAGAAATGATCCACAAGCCCGGGAACAGAGTACATCGGCATAGGCCGAGCCACCGAGCAATCGAAAAACGCATCAATCAAAAAGTGAGCCTGCGAAGGAACCGCAACAACACGAGCCACCGGAGGATCCTCGCCGATAAACGTCTCGTTGAGAGTAGGCAACGACGTAAACCGCTGCGCGAGATGCCACGCATCCAACGGCAGAGGACTGGTAGAACGCATAAGACCAGTAACATAGGCGGGATGATACCGATATTCCGCCCAACGTTCCTGATAACCGAACACCTGATTATCCGCAGCACTATTCTGATAATAAATCTCACGATTCAGAATAGCCTGCTCCCCAAGATTAGCAAAAACCGGAAAGTAAAAATCAAACCGAGTCGAACGAGACCACAGCCTACGCTGGCCTTGCTGATACGACATATCCGCACGAACATTCAGCAAACCAATAATATATCCATGCTCGGTAGATGAGTAATGAAAGCCGTGATCCGAACCGAGCACAGTTCCAGCAGCTGCAAGCCGGCCTTGCGGGGTACTATCAGTGGCCGAAGTTTGCGGAATAGCCTCAAATTGCACCACACTACGACCACCACCGATATATTCCGGCCGCTGCAACCGAGCATCCGGAGACGTCACACCAAAATGCGAACGAACCAACTCGGTATACCGAGTGCCACCTCGCGCATCACGCTCCAAAAGCTTCTGAACCTGAAAAGCTTGCCGAAGCTGATTGATAGTAGCAGCAGTAGCCGCCGACAAATCCGCAACCAAATTCGGAGTGGCCCAAGTAGCCGTACCGGCGGCAGTCACACCACCAGCACGCCAAATATCATCGCCGCCAGCATGAGCCAGCCAACGAGTACCCGACGCCGTAGTAAACGACGGAGCACCAATACCGACCACCGGAGCAGACACACCTAGAGGCAACGGAGTAGCAGCAAACTTCTGCACCCACGGAAGCGCCGAAGTAAAATAATCGTGACGCTTACCACGACGACGCAAAACATAATCCGCTAGATTATCTGGACCATCCGAATCACGATTAACAGGGACAGACGAAACCAGATTCTGATCCCGAAACCACTCATTAAAAATGAGATTATAAGCACGAAACGGCAAAGCATTCGACACAATACTCTGCGCAATCGGCAAACCAAAAAAATCACCGAGAGTATTGTAATTATGAACTCCGGTGACCGTAGGAACGACATAACTAATAGAATCGGATGGATTATCCTGCTGACCCATCATCTTAACCCAATTCTTCCAAACTAGACGATTGGGAACAAAGAAGAAAAAAGTCTCCAGATACAGGTTATCCATAACCGGAAAAATCGGCGTCGAGATACGACCGAACACCGTAGCACGCATATTGAACGTATCACCAGGCAATACCTCATCAACATAAAACGGATAAAGTAAGCCCGCATTAATTGCCGTTTTATGAGAAGTCTGGATACGAAACCTAGACCGAGGAATATCCGGACGCGGAATCATCGCAAAATCGTGGACATTCACAGACGGCTGAGAATAACTAAGATTAGCCACAAAACGGCCTCCAAAGGAGAATGCGATCCCGCCCGAAGGCGGGATCAAAATTTACAATGGTACTCGCGCTGCCGCCCACGAAATTACTGCGACCGCAAATCCGCAGCACGCGCGATCAGTTCAGGCTGCTGACACGGCGTAATAACACCACTGACCGGGTCGAACGTACCCAGCAGCATCAAACTAAAATCCGAAGGATGATTAAAATAAACATTATCGGTAGCAGCCCGATTCACCTCGTCGCTAAAGCTACGAACGCCAGCACCAACAGCCGGAGTGAAAAACGGCTGACTGTACGAGCCCGAAACACCATCAAACACAGACAAGATTCTGTAAAGCACCCTATTTCCTTTCACAATTTTCTGAGTTTTGCGGCAACCGCCGCCTCTGCAACAATCGCCCTAGTAGCCAACCGGTCATAACCATCAGGATCCAATGGACGACTGTTATACCGTACCACATCCAACTCCGCCTTGTCAAGTGGAGATGTTCTCTCCAACAATTTGTCATAATATCGCGGTATTTTTACCTGGCGTCCGCCAGGCATGATTACGCTATCGCGAACACGAACATCAGCCGCATAACGCTCATACCACTCAGCACCAATTCCCGGCCGCAATGACATACGACAAAACTCCGGCACCACCGGAACCATCTCGCCCTCAGCCGTAACGCGCATATAATGCGCATCAGCGGCCGATCCGTACACCTTCTTCATAGCATAACGCGCAACGTAGCTTGCGCTCTGAAACGTCACGTCACCATAACTGACGTAACCATGACCCCAAAGAGATTCCAACCTAGCCGACGTCCAAAGCCGAAACGGCTTCTCCCGAACGAGGACACCGTCATCCGGACGAATACCGAACAACAACGCGTGAAAGTGTGGCCTACCCAATTGCTCGCCATACTCGCCAGCGACAAAAAAACGGAACGAACCAAACGACTTACGAACGCGCTTACAAAACAACTGAAAATGACGATAAACCAACAATATCGGATCAGTCTCATAGGTCAACGTTACAAAAATGCTCGAATCATAACAACTAGCCTCATGCATACAACGAACAGACCAAGCCAGAGACCGATCCAGACGACAACCTACACAACGATTACAAGGAATCTGAAACGCGCGAACAACGTCGCCACGCTCCGCGAACACAACCTCGCCACTGGCCAACTGCCAAGCATCAATCGGAAAGTAACAAGCCACACACTCACATCCGCCAACCGCCACGCATCGGCGCGCGCACATTCTGCACCGCCGTGCGGGATGACGAACGACAAAACTTCCGGGCAGCCTTGCCCTTATTAACCTTCGAACGATGTACCGGCTTCATTACAATCTCCTTCAGTGTCACCTAGCACAATTGACATCAAGTAAAGCCAATTGTGCTAGACCTTAACATCCCCAACCGGAGCAGGAGGCACAGCTTCAGGCTCCGGCTTCGCCAGTCCGAGCTTACGCATCTCCGGCAAATTTTCCACGTTAGTGCAAAACTCCAAAAACTTCTGCGGATCATTATCAAACCGGCTACGAACATCAGCCGGGATCTGCATAAACTGCTGACGCGCAGCAAGCACCGCCCGCTGCGCCGTAGCAAAATCGAACACCTCGTCAAAATCCATATACACGGGCAGACGAACACTCTCCGGCATCTGACCGGTGAGACCAAACCGACGCACCAACACGTTAATATCCGCATCCTCCGCCTGACTCTGCTGAGTAAGCGATGGATCGTCACACCGAAGACCTGTAGCCTCGGAAACCTGCGCCTC